CAATAAATTAACCTTAGATATGCCTCGGTTACCTCTATGATGTCTTCGGTGTCTTGAATTTCTATCCTCCACCCTCGGTCTTTGGCTACCCTAAAAAGCGAGGGAGCTATAAGTAACTCCCTCTCCTTTCCTCCTATCAATACTCTTTGCAGTGCCTTCATCAAACTGTGGTTGTTGGTGCAGCAGTAGTTGTAGGTGCAGAGCTGTGATAAGTAGCCTCTCCGTTACCGGTCAGCGAGACCTCGATTGTTACGGCAGCGTTATTTTCGCTAGAGACAGACACGCTCGAAATTATAGCATTTCCTGAAACGCCGTAAATTGGAGAGGAACTTTCAATCTCACCTATGAATACGGGGATTTCCTCCCCTGCCTTTAGTCCTGCGTGTGCCGGTGAGGTCTTGTCAAGATTGAAAGACCCGGAAGCCTCCCAACTTTTCTCACCTGCCATATTTTTCGCCCAATCTGAATCCTTGTCGGATATGTTGATAATTTCAGAGTTGACGGTTATGCTGTTGCTTAACTCTCCTCCAATTATCCCGTAATTACCTCCTAGTACGAGGTAAATTCTGTTCTTTTTTCCTGATTCTGCCATTATAATTTGTTTAAATTTATCCTTATTCTTTGTATTTGCCTCCAAATTATCTCCTCCGTGTCGGTTGTTTCCTCTACTTCATTCAGTAGTTCATAGTCCAAAAATACCAAATTATAGCCAGAAATCGTCAAACCATCCTCTAAATTAGCTCTTATATTGCTAATCATAGTTAGCGAATTAGAAGGCGAAGTTGACTTGTCCAACACTTCTATAATAAACGTCACGTCATAGACTAAATTAGCCTTGTCCCCTGAGGGCGTTGTGTCAAATGAATGCACTTCTACACGAGGGAAGCCTTGAACTATCGGGTAGCCCAATTCATTAAGCCTTTTATTTATCGCCTTTTTTATTTCGATATGTGGTGTCATAATACCTTTTTAATTGCTTCCTCAACTGAACGCCTGATGTACGGTTCGTTTTTTCTCAATGCCGGGTAAAGGTAGGGTTTGGGTTTTGTACCTTTTTTCCCTATACTTCTCGCTATAAGAAAGGCTATTGACCTCACCCTTTCGTAGAAGTTGTTATTTCTTGCTCTCCTATTTCCGCTATCAGTGAAAGTGTCCGCAAGTCCTTTTTTCATCACCCAAGCTTGGAGCCCTTTTACCATATCCCCAACAGGTGGTGTGCTTCCCGCCCTTCGCCCAAACTCAACGGCCGAAGCGTGTTCTGCCTTGAAGTCTACATCGATGTAATTATCCCCTCTCTCTACAACCCCTGAATCCCTCAACTGCCCTGTTGCTATGCTTCCGTTGTTCTTCAAAGTCATCTTTGCGTCTGCCAGTATTTTCATTGCCGCAGTAGCTAGTCCTTTATAGGCAGCAAGGTAAACCTCTTTGCTTTTTGCTTTGAGGTTCACATTTACCCTATCTATACCTATAACTGTTATATTAGCCTTCATTGGTTGTAGTTGGTCGTACTGTTGTAGTTGGATAGATTGGTTGCTCTTTTATAAACCCTTCTATCCTTATTGTCCTTTGCCGAAAATCTGGCACGATGCTCTTGATAGATACCTCTTGCCCTTGCCATTCTATTTTTTCGGGGGTAAAACCTACTTCACGCATTTCGATAATAACAGGGTAATTAATACCTATTTGTTGGTATTGCATCAACCTAAACCCAGTTACCTGAGTAAGGTCGCAAGGAAACTCACCCTTTGAGACAAAAGAAGTAGTTAAAGAGCGAAATTCATCTCTTTCCTGCTCCTTCGTGTAAAGGGTGACACGATCCAAATATCTCCTTGCTCTTAGCATATAGGTACTTTTCTAATTACTGAATTGATAATATTAAGGTCTGTTTCTCCGTCATATAAAAGGGCGGCGTATTGGTAGACATACGGTTTGAAATCGAATATGGTTTCTTCGTTTGGGATGGTAGTGTAGTCAATAATAACCTCTTTCTCCTCTTGAATAGTCACCTTTGTTTTGGAGTAATTAAGAGTGAAGGCAACATCATTACCCTGTTCATCCTTAACAGAAACTTCATCAACAGGTCCGTAATAGAGTTTAAATTCCTCACCCTTAGATACAATTCTCAAAGTCTGCGGAGTTAAAGAGTACCCGCAAACATCCTCTATTTTCGCTATTGAGGCATTAAGGATAGCTTGAATTTCCTCATCCCTATCAACAGACACGTTGAGAAAACTTTTCAGCTCCTCAACGGTCAATTTATCACTTATGCCTCTGCTTATACGCATCTTTTCCAGTATCCTTTAGAAATCATTTTTTGTATCGTGAGCTCATTTGAGTGGAATCGCCTACCTACTTCCAAACCGTCATGAGCTTTGATAACCTCTACTAATGTCGAATTATATAAGGGGAACTCTGCCTTGTTTTCAGGCAGAGCAACCCTTTTTTTTCGTGCCATTAAGCTTGTGTAGTAGTAGGAGCTACAGTAGTGGTAGGAGCTACTGTAGTAGTAGGCGAGGTAGTGTCAAGGGAAGCAATAGCGGTGTCTATGTCTGCAACATAGATATTGCCCTTAATTGCATCTGTCGGTACTACGACATTACCCCTCCAACGCAGGTACATTTTGAAGCTGTCAGTCCCGGCAACCCTTTCAACTTCCATTTCAAGACCGCCTTTTTGATGTAGCTGCACGGTGTCGGCACTCAAAAGGAGCATCTCACCTGCGCCTACTTTTGCTGTTTCGGCAATGGCAATCCCATAAACACTCATTGCTCCGTTTGGAAGCACCTGGATGTAGTCAGCTTGTGTATTTTTCAGCATATACAATTTGGCTACATTTGCAGGGTGTAGGGCAACGGCAACGGGGTTATAAAGCCCTTTGCCTTGAACCCTCACTTGTGTTGCGGCTGCACGGATGAGGTCAGCCAAATTGGCGTTGGTGATAGCAAGTGAAAGCCCGGCAGTAGCTGAATTGAACGCTGTGGCTCCCTTGGTTTTCAATCCGTAAATTTCTTTTGGCTTGGTCACATCAGCCCCAAGTCCCCCGTAAATAAGTTCATCAACTTTGTTCAACACGGCTTTTACGCCCTCATTTTTGGCCCAGTTGACAAAATAGCTCATGTCGGAAACTGTTTCGGCAGAGAAAGGTAAAAAAGCCCCTACCTTTGCAAGTTCGCGGTATTTCTCGGTCAAGGTAGCACCATCGCCGGTATCTTGTGCGGTAATTTCCGTAACATAGCCCACATTGGAATAATAAGCGCCATCAAACCAAGATGCACGATTTTTGTCCTGCGGTACTGTCCGAACATTAGCTAACGCCAGGAACTTGTTAGGCTCATACCCCGGTGCTGAAATCTCGTTTGGGGTAACTGTACGGGCAACATCGCCGGTAAGCCCGGAAGTGATAACGCTTGTGGGGTCAACTTTCACTTCAAATGTTTGTGTCCCCGAACGCTTTTTACTGATAACGTCCTGCAATTGACTCTTGTACTCCTCGCTTGAAAGCACATCCGTCAACGCTTGCTCAAGTCCTTTCCTCTCCACTGTTTTGTTTTTTAATTGCTTGTTTAAGTCCTGAATTGACTGGTCTAATTTCTCAATATTAGATTTGATTTCCGTCACTTCCTCTTTGGAAGCACTTTCAGGTAGTGCCGACAAAGCCTCTTTGGCTTCCTTGGCTTCTTTTCTTGCCTCCGCTATTTCGTTGCGGATTTCTTCTGCTTTTTTTTCAAATTCTGTCATCGCTCAAATTTTTTCAAATGTTCTTTTTATAATCTCGTTGTTAATTTCTTGCTGTTTTTCCACAAGCTGCTCATCGGTCAACTTACTTATATCTTCTTCCTCTTGCTCCTCTTTCTTTTCGGTTGTCTGGATAGTCGCCAGCTCATTGGCTGCTCTGGTCACTATTGAAATTTCATAGAGGTGTAATTTTTCTAGCATCCTTATGCCGTCCTTTTCTGTCCAATCAAGCACCCTGTACCCGATTGAAATTTCATCAATGGCTCCATCATCTATCAAAATGGCAACATCCTTGCCCAGTGTTGTGTTGGATATTTTCGCCCGGAACCAAAGCCCCTTATCATCTTCTTTCAATTCTTCAATCCTACCTATCACTTGGTAGAAATCATGTTGATAGCATAGTTTTACCCTCTTGTCTGGGTTGAAAGCCCCCTTAACTACAATGTCATTATAGGAATCAACATTGCCAAAGACAGAGGCATAGCCCTCTATGTATAGGTTTTCGCCATCCTTGACAAACTTGCATTCATAAGCTATTGACTTCTTTTCAAAATTCTTCATAATAATTCTTTGTCGTAAAAATAAAACAATATACCCCTTTATCTCTTTTATATTCCCTAGTACCTCTTTTTTATTGCTAATCTTTTGGAATCGCTATATGTGAGCAGGCACAATTGATAATATTCCCAGCACCGGCTCCTAAACTCCCGTCCCTCGGGTACATCATTTGCTCTCCCCCGACTATGAAAGGCTCATTTTCATCTACTATCTGCCCGTCTGCCTCCGCGTGTGTCTCCCTAGAATTAGAAAGTCCAGAATTGACCCATATTTTATTGAACGGGATACCTAAACTCTTAACACTTTCGTAGCCGGCCACGCTTGATGCCGTTAAGGTTTCGGTTTGAATAATCCTCCTCACTTGCCAATCGGCTACGGATGCCCATTTCTCGGAAACCCTGTTGTAGAGCTCTCGTGTCATCATGTCTATGGATCCGGTCAAATCACCCATCACTCCTCTGATTTCTTCCCTCAGCCACTCCTTTAGGCTTTCTTCAATGATGACTATTTTTGTCCCCATGTTTTTCTCCAACCATCCTCTAATGGTGTCTTCCCAAAAAAATGTGCTTTTTTGATTTAGGAAATTACTTACAGAACTTTCAGCTATGGGTTTTCCTATGTTCAAGTACAGGTCTATATACAGTTTTTTCAAATACTTTTCATCCAATAAATCGGGAAGCTCTTCCCAATTGCTTATAGGGAGGTTTTCCGCCAACCTTAAAACTCTTTTTATCTCCCCCGTGCGCCTTTTTTTGAGAATCCTCTCGTATCTCAAAGAAGACTTCAAGGCTAATTGCCTCTGAACATCCAATTGATGTCTTACGCTATTTGGGATTTTTCTTTTCAATTGTTACTTTATTAGGCGTTATTTTGAGAATTATTAAGTACTGTCGGCTGAGCAAACTTACTATTCGGTAGTTTCATCAATATCGAACATAGCGGGACCAAAGGAAATACCCATAGGAACCATTGGCTGGTCTGCCCATTTTTCATTTATTTTTGGAAATCCCATAAGCTGCC